TGTTGACGCTACGTTCAAAACTCGATTCTATCCCAACGATGTGGAAAGATCATTTGGCCCTTTCAATATGGCTAACCCCACTAGCCTACGTTTTACTGGGCGACAAGTCAGGATACGCATTGAAGGTGTTAACGCTGATGATTGGCGTGTTGGTATTAATCGACTTGAAGTCATACAAGGTGGCAGACGTTGAGCATATTAGACCAACCACCCAGACTGATTAATTTAAACTGGCTTCAATGGGCGCAGCGCACATCAGTCTGGTTGGCTACAACTCGCAGTGCTTTAAGGCACAGAGGCGCAAGCGAATCAGCCGCAGAAGATGGTGTATTGCTCTGGAACCAGACAGGAGAATACCCCGTTGTATCGGTTGATGGTGTTTATGTGCCTGTACAGATTGCTAGAGGTTATACAGTGTCGGCATTGCCTACAGGTGTGGTTGGTCAACGTGCTTATGTGACTGATGCGGCCTCGCCTAGTTTTGGTGCTGCGGTAAGTGGTGGCGGTGCGGTGGTTATACCCGTATTTAGAAACGCTAGTGCTTGGATTGTCGGGTGACGGAGCTACAACGCTGTAAAGGCTGGATTGAATCAGCTTTAGAATATGGCGGTGGTACGCATATATATGAAGATATTGTGACCGCTATCGTTGAGGGAAAGATGCAGTTATGGCCTGCTGAAAATTCATGCCTGGTTACTGAAATTACTAAGTACCCTAGAAAAAAGGTTTTGCACGTTTTTTTAGGTGGCGGTAATTTAGATGAAATTAAAGGTATGCAGAGTGATGTGATTGCGTGGGCAAAAGCGCAAGAGTGTGAAAGTTTAACGATGAGTGGTCGTAAGGGCTGGTCAAAAGCATTAGCAGACATTGGCTGGAAATCCCAGTTAGTGCTACTAGAAAAGAGGTTTTAATATGTCGAAGTCGCCTGGTGGAACAAGCACTAGCAGCACCCAAATACCAGCATATTTAGAAGATGCGGTAAGAGAAAACATCAACCGAGCGCGTGACGTTTCGCAGATTGGCTATGTGCCTTACTACGGCCCTGATGTAGCTGCTTTCTCACCCATGCAACAGCAGAGTATGCAATCGACTGGAAACGCTGCCAGCGCGTTTGGATTGGCTCCACAAGGCTTTGATGGAACAGCAGGAATACCGCAGGCTCAGACTTTTGCAGGCGGTGTGCAAGGATACTCAAGCGCACCACTTTATGAGCAATCATTAGATAACTTATTTGCCAACGCGCCAGCGCAGTATCATGCCATGAATGACATGTTTATTGACCCAATTACAGGCGCAAGTTCACGCAATAATTACGGCAACGCAAGCCCCGTAGCTATGACAGGCGGTGGTAACGGCAATAGCCCATACGGTAATGACGCAAACATTGACCATTTAAACCGCATGAAAGAACAAGGTGCTGCTGACGTTTACGATTCAATTTATCGTCAGAATATGTCAGGTGATTTGGTGCGTGGAGATACGTTTGTTGGTGACGATGGGCTTAATTACACAGTTGGCTACGATGTTGGTCAAGTAGACCCTGGTTTAGCTAACGCAGTACAACGAAATAAAATTAACGAGGTGCGTAGCACAGGTTCAGCCATAGGAAGTATTATCGGCAATACATTACAGGGTGGATTACTTGGCAGGGGTATAGAGGCATTAACAGGTGTGGCTCCATTTAATTCTAATGATGCGCCAAGAGGCAGTTTATCTAATATTGATGTAAATGATGGTAGGTTTGCTAATATTATTGGTTATGAGCAAGAAAATGCTAGGGCGCAATATGATCAACGTGGTGATATGTACCCGCCACAAATTCAAGGCGGTCTTTTAGGTAACTCTGATTATCAAGCATACGATGGTGAATTAATCTTAAAACAGCAAGAAATGGCACAGGCTAGGATGCTAGAAGACATTAGGGCCGCGCAAGAAGCAGAAGACTTTGCTGCATCAAATGCCGCTTTTGTAGCAAAACAAGAAGCTGACTTAATTAAACTTAACCAGTTGGTTAATCCAGCACCAGTTTTTAAAAGCACAGTTAATAGCGGCCCTAGCGACAGAGGCGGCAGCACATATAGTGGTGGCGGTAAAGCAGCAAGAGATGGTTATGGCGGCATTTCTGGTGGCGGTGGCAGGTAAGCCATTAATTTAAGTTATAAGGAATAATATTATGGCAGGCGCACCAACAGGCGGTTTTAACGTCAACACAGCAGCAGCAGGCGGCATCCAGCAAGCAGGTATGGGTGCGGCACAAGGCATGAACTATATGCCAATGGCAATTACTGCCCCAACTCAAGCTGGGTTAGAGCAGTACACCAACCCGTATGAGACTCAAGTGGTTAACCAATCACTAGCAGACCTAGAGCGTAGCCGATTAATGGCCCAGAACGTAGGAGGCGCACAAGCAAGTGCCGCTAACGCATATGGTGGCTCACGGCAGGGTATTGCAGAGGCTGAAACTAATCGGGCCTTTGCAGATCAAGCAGCACGAACAGCATCAGGATTGCGTCAAACAGGCTATCAGAACGCACAGAGCATGGCGCGGCAAGCTAGTATCGCTAATCAGAACGCTGGTCTAGCAGGCTCACAGCAGCGTTTAAACGCATCCAATCAGCTAGGCAATATTTCTAACCTTGGTTTTGGCATGGGTCAAACTATTCAGAACCGAATGGATCAGCAAGGCGCAATGCAGCAGGCATTACAGCAGCAGTTGATTAACGCAGGCAAGAATCAATACGCTGGCTATACGGGCGCACCAGCACAGTCATTGCAGTATTTGCTATCGGCAGTCGGTGGCGCACCAAACGTGGGTTCTACCGAGAAAGGTTATGAGCCTGGTTTGTTTGATTACTTAACACTAGGACTAGGTATCTAAAATGGGATTATTAGACAACATTGGCACATATTTAGGTGATAAAGAAAATCGTTTAAACCTAGCATCAGGCTTTGCAGGGCTGAGTGGCAATCCCAACGCTGGCAATATACAGCAGGGGTTACAGAACCGACTTTCAGTGTTGCAAGATGATCGTAAGCTAAAAGCGGCTACTGAATTGGAAGCAGATAAATTAAAACGCCATACATCTATGGCTTTGCAGATACTAGGAAACAATCACCCCGAAATAGCACAATTATTAGCCAATGGGTTTTTAACACCTAGTCAAGCCATTACAGAATCGCGTAAACCTAAATCTGAAAGGGGAATGTTTAAAGGTGCTGATGGGTTTAATTATTACATAGATGATAAAACTCGCGTATTACCTAATGCGGCATTGCCACCAGAAAAAGGTACTGCGGCTATGCAAGAATACAATTTTGCAGTTAGTCAGGGTTATGAAGGTGATTTAAATAGTTATATTTTAGGCCAGAAAACTGCGGGTGCGCCTAAGACTGAGGTTAGTTATAACGGGTCATCGGGTGCGCCAGCAAAAGCACCTAACGGCATGACTAACGTAACTAATATAACCACTGGTGTTGTTACTCAAGTGCCAATTAAAGGCGGTGTGGTTGATATTGGAGCTCAAAAACAAGTAACAAATGCAAACAATGCGTTAGCAACTATTGAGAGTGCGTTAAATCACCCTGGTTTAAATGCTTCTGTTGGCTCAATAGATTCTAAGTTTGTTAGTCTTGCACCTGATGCAGTTGCTTTTGAAGCCTATCACGATCAAATCAAAGGTAAGGCGTTTTTAGCAGCGTTTGAATCATTAAAAGGTGGTGGTCAGATCACAGAGGTTGAGGGTTTAAAAGCAGAACAAGCTACGGCTCGTTTAAATCTAGCACAAGATGAAGAGGACTATAAACAGGCTCTTAGAGATTTAAAAAATGTTATTTACGATGTTTTAGAGCGAAATCAGGGCATATTAAATTCTATACCAGGCAACAATAATGATGACCCTCTGGGCATCCTATAGGAAAAATTTATGTCTTTACAAGATATTAGAAATAAGTTTCCGCAGTACAATGATATTTCAGATGGTGATTTAGCATATAAACTTTATGCCAAAAATTACTCAGATATGCCTATGGGTCAATTTGCAGATCAAATGAATTTATCGCGTGATGAATTTTCTTTTATGATTGCTTCTGCTAGAAAAGCTGGCTACACACCAACATCAAGAACGCAATCAAAAGATAGAGTTGTCGAAGATTTAGGTGGTACAGGTATTTTAAGATCAGCTATTCAAACTGCTACCTTTGGCGGTGCTGATGAAATTGTTGGAGGCGGTGCAGCACTTGGTCGAAAGTTTATGGGTGATGAACGCCCTATTGGGGAAATATACACTCAAGAACAACAAGCAGAAGAAGCTAGGCTTAACCAGTATCGTAAAACTGACCCCGTTAAAGCTGGTATTGCTGAGTTTGCAGGTGGCATGGTGGCCCCATTTGGTGTCGTTAAAAATGCTAAACAGGCTTTGGCTGCTGGTACAGGAGTGGGTGGTCTTACAGGCTTCTTATCTGGCAAAGATGGAAACCGATTAAAGTCTGCTGGCTATGGTGCTTTGTTTGGTGGCTTGCTTGGCCCTGCTGCCTATAAAGGTGGTGAACTTGCTTCAAGTGCTTTTGGTAAGGCTTTACAGAATAGGGCTAAGAAGTTAGCTACGGCTGGTGCGTCCACTGCTTCCCAGTTAAAAAAAGAAGCTGATGAAGCCTATAAAATTGCTAAAGATAGTGGTGTTGTTATTGACCCCGATCAATTTAATAGTTTTGTAGACAGTGTTATCAAGTCTGTGTCAGGAAAGTCTAGGGTTCAGCAAGAAGCTATTGACGAATTGATGCCTAAAATGAAAACAGTTAAAAATATGCTTGAGGGCAGTGTGGGTGAGCAGTTAGGTCTTGATGATCTTGAAGCATTGCGCAGGATTGCAAAAATACCAGCAGGGGATATAACTAACCCAGATCAGCAAAGAATGGCTATGACGATTGTTAATGCCATTGATGATTTGATGGAAAACATCGACCCAAAACAAATGCAAGGCGATTTATTTCAAAAGCAGCTTAAAGAATCCGTTGGTGGTGCATTTAAAGATGCTAGGTCAATGTGGGGTAAGTTGCGCAAAACTGAGCAAATAGATGAACTTTTACTTAACGCTGGCACTTATGCTGGCGGTCTTGAAAGCGGAATAAAAAACCAATTAAATACAATTTTAAAAAGCGATAAAAAGAAACGTGGCTTTACTAAAGCAGAATTAGACATGATGCGTGAAATTACACAAGGTACACCATTAGGTAATCTTGCTGGTTCAGTTAGTCAAATGGGATTATCAGCGACAGGAGGCCGTAACGTATTAAGCGCAGGCACAGGCATGGCAGCAGGCGGTACGGCTGGATTTGTTATTGGTGGCCCTGTAGGTGCGGCTATTGGCGCAGGGGCAGAATTAACGGCTGCAACCGCTTTAAAATATGTTCGTGAAAAAAGCATGGAACAGCAAGTAAAAATATTACGAGACTTAATTGCTTCTGGTCAGGTTGAAAAGTTTGCTAATCAGGCTCCCCAAGCCTTTGCAGTAATTCAGCAAGCTGCACAAAAGATAGGTCAAAGCACCATAATAAACAATACACCAGAATTACAACGTACTGAGCCTCGCGGCTTATTGTCGCAATAGAAGGATTTAACAATGACACAAATGAAAGAAGATGAAATCCAAGGCGCAGTTAAAGCCGCGATAGAGGCCGCTATTGATTACGTTGATTCAGACATTAGAGATCAGCGAGAACGCGCTCAAAAGTATTTTGATGGGGCTGTAGACCTTAGTCACGAACAGGGCCGATCTAAGGTTGTTTCTACTAAAGTCAGGGATGTTGTGCGTGGCGCAAAGCCTGGTTTAATGCGTGTGTTTCTAACTAACGATAAGTTTGTAGAGTTTACACCTAAAGGCCCAGAGGACGTTCAAAGTGCAGAACAAGCTACGGCTTATTGCCATTGGGTGTTTAACAAAGTTGGTGGTTATAACGTATTAAGTAATGCGATACATGACTCGCTGGTTAAGAAAGTCGGCATAGTGAAGGTTTGGTGGAATAATGAAACCATTTCAGAATCGCACACCTATGAGAATTTGTCAGATGAAGAAGTTGAAATGCTCTTGTCTGACGATGAAGTTGAGATCGTTGAGCACTCTCAAGAGTTAACAATGGAAATGGATGAAATGGGCATCGAGGTGTCTCGCAACGTCCACTCAATGTTAATTTCGCACAAATATGAAGAAGGTGAGATGGTTATTGAGGGTATCCCTCCCGAAGAGTTCTTTATTGATGGTTCAGCAAAGTCGATTGATGATGCTTATATTGTTTGTCATAAGTCTGAAAAACGAGCAGGTGATTTAATTGCAATGGGATTTGACCAAGACATTGTTGATAGCCTTGCGGGTGATGATGATGGTTTAGACAATGATTCAGAAGAAAAATTATTACGTTTTGGTGAAAGTTTAAATTCATCAGATCAAATGGCTAATGACCCATCTATGCGTGTTGTTGTTGTTACCGAAGCCTACTTGAGAATTGACGTTGAAGGTGATGGTGTGCCCACTTTGCACAAGTTTTTATGTGGTGGCACAAACTATGAAATCTTAGAGCAAGAACCTTGGGACAAAGCCCCATTTGCTGATTTCCATGTCGACCCAGAACCACACGCATTTTATGGTCGTTCTTTAGCTGAACTGGTAATGAATGACCAGGACACAACCACTAGCGTATTAAGAGGAATACTGGATAACGTGGCCTTGGTAAACACGCCCAGATTAGAGGTTAACGAGGATTTAGTAGAAATTGACGATGTGCTTAATAACGAAATTGGCGCAATCATTCGCAGTGAGCAGATTGGCTCTGTTAATCCCCTTGTAGTGCCTTTTGTAGCAGGTTCCACACTACCAGCCCTGCAATACTTAGACATGCTTGTAGAAGAGAAAACAGGCATCTCTAAGATGAGTATGGGCCTTAACGCAGACGCTTTACAGAACACAACAGCGACAGGCGCAGCATTGACGGCTCAAGCCAGCGCAGGCCATGTAGAAGTTATGGCTAGAAACCTCGCAGAGGGCATGAAACGATTATTTCAACTTATGCTACACGTTTCCATTAAAAACAGCCCAGATGAGCAAATGATGCGTCTGAACGGGGAGTTTATACCTATTGACCCTAGTGTTTGGGATTCGGGCATGGACATGGAAATCAATGT